GGTTTCTGGTCTCCTGGACTTTTTGTGCCATACAGATCTTTTTTGGGAGGGCTGCTATGGCTGTCCTGACAGGAGCGAGGTCTACCTGGAAGAACGCTGGACTGAAGAATAGACTGTCTGCTATGGCAGGAACGCCAGCTCTCGATCTTTTCTGTGAGGCCGCGATATGCCCTTCACCACCAAACACTTTATCCCCTATTTTTTGGGACTTCATGGTGATGGTTGGCTCCTCTTGTGTTCCTGAGATGTCGATCTCAATCTCAATCCCAGCCTTGGTTTTCACTTTCATCATATTTCACCAATACGGTATTACGCATCGATAGTATTTATAGTTTTCGGTACAGTATTGTTCACTTCTTGCTCCATGTCCATCCCCTGGGCCCCTTGGAAATGAGACCATGCATCTCGAGAATCTGGAGCTGCTTCTGAACTGCAGCCGCCTGGACAGTATCCCCCGGCTCAATCCCCAGGATCTCAAGGAGCCTGTAGTCATGAGCCGGCCCTCGCTGCAGCGTCGTGATGAGCTCTGCATCCAGCCGGCGTTCTCCCTCAAAGTCATCGCCAAACTTGGCGACCTCCCTGAGCCTGCGGTTCTCAGCCTCATATTTCTTCAGAAGCTTCTCATTCAGTCGGCTCTCCTCCCGGAGCTTCTGCAGCTCCTCCTCCAGAGCCCTCATGCTCTCCGATGCTCGCTCCCTTGGAGCCGCCCTGGCCTGCTGAGAGATAGCCTCCTCTATAACGGTTAGTAAAAATTTGGAAAGAGGAGTCCCTGTTTTGCCAGCTAACTCTTGAAACTTCTTTTTCTGGTCTACTGAAGAACAGTATATATAGACATAGCGATTATACTCTGGTCTATAGCCCTCCATGAAGAAAGCTTAGGCTCTGAAGGTATATAAAGCCTACTAGTAGAAAAAAGTCAATATACCTATATTAACCGAAAGATACTAGTAGATTGCTTCTAATCTCGCCCCATAGCGGTCTTAGCGACATCTAGGAGGAGCCGAACCCGATCCGCACGCATGGCCGCCAGTCGAAAGTTCCGCTGGGCATCGGTCAACTTTGGCTGAAGTTCTTGCATCCTTTTCTTGATCTGCTCCGCCTTCCTAGATCCGTCTTTGAAATCTGCAAGATCCTGGCCATACTCAGTCATCTTATCTTCTATATTTCCAAGCTTACTGAATGCGTCCTCCAAGGCATCAAAGGCCGCGTTCACATCCTTATCTATTATCATTTCGTATCTCCCTCAAATTTAAGCCGTCTTTTGGATGAACGCAAGTGCGTAATAGGGTGGTAGTGAGGTAAAGTTGTTTCCAGCAAAGGCAGTACCCTCTCCCGCGCTGTGGCTGTGAGCAGACGCGGGTGTACTCCCTATATTACTATTTCCAGTTGAGTTGCTCCGTGAGGTGGTGAAGGCGTGAGTGTGCACGCCCACGCTCTCGGTGGCATGGCCGCCGCTCATATCCATATAGTAATCAGAATACTCGTGTTGGTGGTCTCTTATCTCTGCTGTTATGAGGATATGGCCGTTTATTGTGACGGTCCCCGCTGGGGCATGGATGCCTGATCCATTGTCTCCAACCCCAGGACCACCCGTGCCCGCGCCCAGGATAAACATATCTCGTAAGTCGACAGTGCCTGCCGTTCCGTCGCAAAGATGCCATCCAGAGGGAGCCGCCCCGCCAGACCACATTATAATAAGACCGACAGGAACTCCCATGCCGATGAAGGCCGCAGCATGCAGGTTTCCAGTGCTCTTATAGATCAGATCCGCGTCTGATCCAGAACCACTTCCATCATTTCCTGAATACCAGAAGGTGGCCTCCATGACCGTCTTCGTGTAATACCGATCATCATGATTATGAGCTGTGAAATAAGTATATGCTTCATCATATTGTGTTTCTATGTGATCCATGGCGGCCGTGGTAAGCGCATCCGTGGTGAGCCAAGGGTCATGATATTTTGCATAAACCATTTTAGCTCACCTTGAAAATATAATATAAAGCATAATATGGAACCGCACAAGTTAAATTATTCAGGGCTATGGTGCTTCCAGCGTGGCCGTGGCCACCTCCCGACCCCGCGTTTTCTGTAGACCGATTAGCGTAAGTCTGCGATCCAGTGGCACTTAGTTTATACGGATAGAGATATACGGACGCATTATAAGAATAATAATCTGTATATATGTGTGTGTGGATCGGCATCTCGGCTGCAGTAATGGCATGAGATCCTACAGTCACACCCCCAGATATGGCAGTCGCGAAGGCCCCACCCGTAGTATTTTGGGCAAAAGTGCTTCCCGCACCCACGATAAACCGATTCCTCAGATCCGGAGAGCCCGATCCTCCATTTGCGATAACCCAACCAGCCGGGATATTGGCATCCGTCCCGGACCAAATTACGATAGCACCCACCGGCAGAACCGTGGCTATAAGACCGCTGAAATGATAACCGTCAAGAAGATCAGCATCAAATCCGGCATAATAAGACAAACTAAAAAATGTAATATCCGAGGTTGCTTTAGGATAATAAAGAGCATCGTGGCTATGGATATCGATATCTGCCTTGATCGCGGTATATTGGGTTTCTATATGGTTGAATGCTTCTGCTGTTAGTGGATAGGTTGCCATCCAGGCACTGTGATATTTTGAGTAAGTCATGGTCCTATCCCCTCATGATATAGCAAAGTGCCCAGTATTTGGGGAGTGTGTCACATGCCGATCCCGAGAAGGTGGCAGTGTGATTATGCGCAACTGATGCTCCATCATCATCGGTCCACCTGCCGCTATGGTTGCCGGTAGGACCGGCAGTACCACCATAAGAGGTACAATAATAACCGCTATTGCTATAATAATCTACATATCCATGATAGTGAGCGGGAAGATGCGCTTCTGTTAGCGCAAACGCGGCTATAGTTACGCTACTCGCAGTTGGTGTTGCGGTTGCGGTGCTGCTGGTAGCGCCTTTGCTATAGGTGCCGCCGGCGGCTACGATAAATTTGTTGAGCAAATTAGGCGTGCCATTCGATCCATTGCATAAGTAATATCCCGATGGGATTGAGGCCACCGATCCCGACCAGATGCAGATAGATCCCGATGGGACGCCAGCAGAAAGGATATCATCTGCCGTATATGTATCAATGGTGGCGCAAACCAGCCCGGAGCCGGTCCCGTCGTTGGCGGCCGTGAAATATTTTGAGTCGCAGGCGGCCTTCAGGTAATAAGAAGTGTCATGATAATAGGCATCTAGGTAAGAGCAAGCATCGCTATATTGTGTCTCGATATGGTCAAGCCATCCAGCTTTCGCTTCTGGCGTGCCTAGAGGGTCGTGCTCTTTCCAGGTGTGTTGGGAATAAGACATGGGAAACTCCATTAATATAATCATGTCGATTAAATTGTAGATTTCGGATGTACGGTCCTGTCCAGCAAGAACAATATGTTGCGAAGCCATTTAAGTCTTGTGCTATTTAAATATCACCGTTAATATAAGTCATATTCAATTGATACGACTCTAATATAGTTTTTATTTTATTGAAATCAGATCTATATAACTCAACTCCACTCCCATAAACAATTGTGGAACTGTCGCCCCCGAACCAGACAATCTCCTCTATTTCACCAAGTCCCTCACTTGGACTTATGAAACTATAGCTATGGAAGAGTTCGTCATCCGTAATATCTGGAGTAGATGTATGCTGCTTACGGAAAAATGGACTTCCGTCTCTCCAAAATTCTACAAAAAATGTGCGGTCTTCTGGCTTGAAACAAGGCCATTTATCGGAACTTACCAAACATCCTGGATACTCTTTGAGAAAAGGATCAGGGCGATCAATGGCTTCATAATAGGTCTTTGAGAAGTTATATAATTTGGATACTCCTGATTCATCAGCTATAAACTCACGGATTGCAGACACGGCCGTGAATGAGTCACGAAAGAACAGAGCCCACTCATCCACCACAGGCCCATAGCAGGCCTCCACCGTGTATTCGGTGTCCCCCTCGAGATGCTCCTCTCCGACATGAGTAATTAGAAAATCGTGGTCTAGTCCTTGAATCTCTATATGCTGCAGCGTCCCGGCAGCCAGACCTTCCCGCCTGGTCTTGTATGCTACCTGGATCCCATCTCGAGCATACTCGTTTAGCTTGGCGTTGGCGTACTCACCGGCTGCGGTGATCGATGTTAGCGCCTCGTCTATGGTGATATGCTCGATCTTACCAGAGCCGAACCCCTGCCGCGTTGCATTATCCGAGATCGCGGTGAGATCCTCCGCCTTTGATTTGGCTCGCCATAGACCATAATATTTAGCCTCAATCTCAAGCCCATTCCCGGGAGCCACTTCGAAGGTCAGGGTCTCAGAGTTCACGGCATAATAACAATCATAAGCCCCGGCATCCGTGCCCTTTTGTCCAATGAATTTATTAACAGCATTCACGGTCACCGTAAAGAATCGATTGGCGGCATAGGCCAGGGGGAACGTCTTTGTAGTGCCATCCCCGAGGAATAGCTCAGTCTGCAGGCTGGTCTCCTCATATCCACCAATCACGGTTTCCGCGTTGCGATAATTCTCATTGCTTCGTGAGATTTCGAAGGTCTCGCTCAGGATGTCCGTCTCGTCCAAGATGCTCCAGGCGGGATAGAGTGTCCGAGCATGAAAATAAAGAAGATAGTCATATCCAATGTAATAGACGAAATTACAGGCTTCGGCAAGCTTGGTGTAAGCCTGGGCCACGCTCTTGTTTCCTATGGAGATCTCCGTCAAGAGCTCACCACCTTCAATGACGCCTGCTGCGATACCTTCTTCCGCAAGATATTCTAAAAGTATCTCGGAAACGGCATCGCCCGCGAGCTTGTTCTCCGCCGCATAATCACATAGCCGCCACTCCAGGATTGCCGTATAATCAGCCGCTGATATCGAATGAAACTTTGCCGTAGCCGATCCGGGAAGCTTGGTAGTTTCTGCCTTCTGCAGGACCCCGGCGAAAAAGGGAACCAGATCTAAATCGGTGATAAGTATCTTTTGCCGCTCATAGAATGTGAATTCCCCAGCAGAATCCCAGACCACAAATTCCGTGGTCGCTCTCCCATCTATATAATGATCGATAACTAGCGGCTCGACAGCAAGCCATTTTTGATCCGAGATTGCGGCCAGTTCTTCGTTTGAGAGCGGATCAAGAACAGAGTTAAGGATGGCATCATAATCTGAATTGAGAGCACCGGAATAGAGTTTTGTATCGCCAATCTGGACGAGCATCAATCTCCTAAACCAATAATCCTTTCGACCACGCGAACCATCGGCGGATCTCGATTGCTGATAGTTGTCTGCTCCACCAGACAACCTCATCAAGCATCACGCTGCTTGGTTGAACCCCATGGGTATATCCTAATGTTATTCGAGCATCGGTCGCGGTCTCAGTGCTATGAGTCCCAGTACCTACCAATGCTCCATTGACATATAGTGCCAATGCACCACCGCTTGATTGAGTGACCGCGATATAATACCATTTTCCAATGTCAAATGTAATGGGGAACGCTATCCGGGCAGCAGTATTGTTAGTCCAAACTTGTAGAGTAGGAACGCCTGCAGCGTTGTAGTAATATATCTTCATCAGGCCCTTGGTTCCTGCTTGAGACCACCAGCCCAATAAGCAATAATAAACACCAGATGCCG